CGGAGGAGAAGGACTTGTACTTATGAGACAAGATTCTTTATATAAAACAGGTCGTCTTACTTTAAACTCTGCTCAAGGATTTAAAATAAAAGATTCTAATAAAGATTATGAAGGAGTTATTTTAAGTGTTGAAGAAGGAACTGAAGCCCGTGAAGGTGCTGAAAAAACTATCAATGAACTTGGTCGCAGTAAAACATCTCAACTTAAAGAAGATAGAATTCCATCAGGAATGGCTAAAGGATTTAAAGTAAAAATGGATGATGGTAATGAACTTACAGTAGCATTAAATGGTTTTGACCATAAAGATAGAAAAACCTTAATGCAAAATCATGGAAACTTTCTTATAGGAGAGCGTATCAAATTTACAGGTATGGCACCTGTTAAACATGGAGGTTGTCCAAGACATGCTCATTATACTAAAGGAAATCTACGATAATGGGAGTTTGTACACAAGGAGATATACAAATAGTACTCCAAACCGTAGAAGACGCTGATTATGTATATGATCAGCTAGAGAAAATAGCCGAATTAACTGAAGAAAGGTTAAAAACACCATGTCATTTTAATTTAGAAGATAATCATGTAGATGGTACAGTTTTTTACTGCAACGTTTACTCTGATAGAATTCAAAATGGAGAATTTCAAATAAAACAAGTTATTGAACAACTTAAAATTATGGTTAAAAAGAACCATATACGTCCTCCAGAAAGTTTAATAGCAGAGTTATTAGTACAAGAATATGCATGGAGTATGGAAGATGATGATTTTAAAGAATAATTAATACTTAAATATAATTATGGGAACGACAGGAATATTTAGTAAAGATATAAGCAAATTTACAGTAGATAGACGAAAGTTTATTGAATGGGCAATTGTAGATAATCCAGGATTATTTATGAATATAGGAGCAATGGTAGCTGATTTAGTTGGTTGTGGAGAACATATTATAGAAGCACAAACTATTTTAGATACATACAATGAAATACCATCTTTTTTAGTAATGGAAAATGTGGATGAACCTTTTGTAAATCCTCAGGATTGTGTAATGTCTTATTTTCGAGAGCATGAAAAGGAAGAAGACAATTAGTATGATAGAAGTAATGAAACAATATAGTGACTATTTTAATCTTCAACTTCATATGGAGAGATTAGATAATCCTACTCAGGAAGAGTTTTGGCTACTATGGGTAGCTGAAGCTCTTGCCTTAGGATTAATCTTAAAGTACATACCTGAAAATGATATGGAGACCTTTCAATTATTTGATGGTTTAAGTTATCAATGGTATGAAGATAAAGTTATCTATGAAGGAACTTCTAGAGAAAATACAAAGAGGTATTATCACACTGATAGGCTCCTAGGAACAACTAAGTATACTCCAGATGGAACTATTATTTGGGATCCTAAAGTTAAGAACGTTTTGTTCAATGATCTGTTTGAAAAAGGTGATGCCTATTTCAAAGCTCAGTTTATTGATGATAAATGGATAACAGTATTTGATGTTAAAGCTCCTAAAGGAGTAAACAGAGATTCTGATATACCTTTTAGTTTTACTAGAAAATGGATATGGCAGAGATATCACATTTACGTTAATAAAGTAATGTGCATTCCACCTAAGCCAAAAGATACAGGGTATCTATACAAAGATGTATGGACACCTCAACGATATATGATGACTGATGCCTTGCGTAAAGCTAGGACTCTTCATTATAAAGTAATTGGAGCACTAGACTTCATTAATAAAAACAAATTATGAAAACAATGTATTATCATCCATCATTTGAATATCAAAAAGAGTATGACTTTGAAAAACTTGGAGAAAAAGGTATTGTACTTTCATCGAAAAAAATAGTATGTCCTGCTTGTCATGGTAATGGAACTCATTTCAGAAAAGATTTAGACGAAAGTAAATTAGTTGAATCAATGGAAGATGATGGTGATTATGATGGTCTTGATTCTTATTATAATGGAGCATATGATCAAGTTTGTGTTCAATGTAATGGAAAGAATGTAGTAGATGACTTTAACTGGGAACAACTTCCTGAATGGGCCAATAAGTGTATAACTTCATGGGAACAATCAGAAAGAGAATCTAATTATATAGAAGCTCAAGAGAGAGCTTTTGGAGCATAAATATAACAAATATGAATTATATAATAACTAAACACCCTAAATTCTTTGATAAGATAGGGCAATATAACTTCTGTTCCTTAGAGGACATGGTGTTGAAAAAAATATTGGCCCTGGATACAGAAACGACGGGTCTGATAGCAAAGGATTGTGATATTTTTTGCGTGCAAATTGGGACTGGTCGAAATAACTATTTAATTCATATGTATGACGATAATTATGAGTTTTCTGACTTAGCACCCTATCTTCATGATAAAATCCTAATTCTTCATAATGCCTTATTTGATTTAGGTTTTATGTATAAGTATGGATTTTTTCCTAGGGATGTGAGAGATACGATGCTCGCGTCTAAAATTATTTACAATGGTCAATTTGAAGAAATTTATGGAAACTGGATGCCTATAAGACATAATTTTGGTGCCTGTATGAAAAGAGAGCTTGGGATAACTTATGATAAGACATCTCAAAAGAATATTCACATAGTAAAGTTAAGTGTACATACTGCAATTACTTATTCATTTAATGATGTAGATAGATTGATAGAATTACACGATGCTCTTGTGAAAAAGATAGAGGAGAATGGTCAACAAAAGACCTATTCTTTACATTGTAGGTATATCAAGGCTTTAGCTTATATGGAACAATGTGGTTTACCAATTAGTCCTGAAAAGTGGAAAGCTAAGATGATTCAGGATATTCATGATACAGATGAGTGGCAACGTAAAGTTGAAGAGTATATTTTTAATACCCTTCCTAAGTTTGCAGATCAACAAGTAGATATGTTTGATATGAAGAAAAGAATCTTAGTAAGTGTTACTTCACCTAAGCAAATGGTTAGTGTATTTAATGCATATGATATCAATACTAAAGATAAAGATGGTAAAAATTCTATCAAAGAAGATATTATTAGTAAATCTAAACATCCTTTTGTAGATATGTGGCTTCACTATCAAGGAGCTAAACATAGGGTTACAACTTTTGGTCAAAAAATCTATGATCAGATAGATGATAATCGCATATATACAAACTTTAATCCTATGGTAGATACGGCTAGATTAAGTACTAGACGAGGAAATATAAATTTTTTAAATTTTCCTAAAGATAAAGCTACTCGAGATTGTTTTGAAGTACAACCTGGGAAGAAAATGGTTGTATGTGACTGGTCTGATCAAGAAACTGTAATTGCTGCTGATTTTAGTGGTGATGAAGCAATGACTAAATCTGTTGTTGAAGGCGCTGATTTACATAGTTTATTAGCGAGAATATTATTTCCTGAATTAGCTGATCTTACGGATGAAGAAATTGCAAGGGATTATGCTGATAAAAGACAAGCTAGTAAAGCTCCTAGATTCGCAATGGCTTATGGTGGTAATGCATATACTCTTCATATGAATGAAGGAATACCTATGAAACGTGCTGTCGAAATTGAAGTAGGTTTTAAGGACCTTCATGAAGGGTTGTATGATTGGGGAAATATGATCTTTATTGAAGCTACTTCTTGTGGTTATATAGAGAGTGTAGATGGTTGGAGATTAAAATTACCCAAATATGGATCTTTTCTAAAAGCAGATAAGGAAATTAAAGATATGTCTAGAGCTGATTGGTTAAAGTATTCTGATGGAAAGAAAGAATATAATAAATTAAAAAATTCTGAAGAAGATAATGATAAAGATGCTGTACTCTATAAAGTTAAAGATGAGGAAGCCTATGATTATTATAGATATAATGTTTATAGAATTTCTCAATATTTTAAACTGAAATCTGCATATCAACGATTATGTCTTAATTCACCTATACAAACTGCAGGTTCACATCAATTAAAATTAGCTACTGCATTGTATTTTGAATGGATAGTTAAAAATGATCTGTTATGGAGAGTAAGAATTTGTAATTCAGTTCATGATGAAATTATACTTGAAACTGATGAAGAATTAGCAGAACGTGCGAGACTAGAGTTAGAGCATTGTATGCTTATAGGAGGTAATCATTATTTAGATAATCTTAAAATAAAAGCTGATGCAAAAATTGGCAACACATGGTATGAAGCTAAGTGATAAATATAATAAGCCTAGAAGGGCTAATATAATGCAACATCTTATGGAGTATCAATTTAAAATAGTTGGTAAAACTATGCTTGATACTTTAAGTGATGATGCATGGAGATTTAACTGGACACTAACCAGAGAACAGCAAAGGGAGTTTGAAAAATATGCTATCCCTGTATTAAAGAAAGTTTTTAGATTTAACAGGACTAAGGCTCAGAAAACATTTGATTGGTTTTATGAGCATTTTGGACTAAGATTAAAAGGATAAATATGACACAAGATTTTAACCAAGATTGGGAAAGAGAAGCATTAAAAGATGAAATATTTGCTCAAGAGAGAGCAAGTTTATTGGAACAAGAATATTATGAATATTTTAGACTTCCAGCTAAAGTTATTGCTAAAATTACCTATAAAAAAACCAAAAAACATGGAATTAAAGATAACACCAAATCATTATCTGGCACTAGCAAAAAAGGCGTATAGCTTGGATATGATTTTTCTATTGAAATTGATAGAAGAAGATTATGATATAAAACCTTTAGTATTAGGCAGTAAACGTATTGAAAATGTTTACCATGGATTAATACGTAAATTATTATTAACTGATGAAGGTAAATTAAATTTAGAAAGTAAAAATCTTTTAAAATTTATCAGTTCAGAAGATAATATAATTCTAACTAAAAGAGTTAGTCATGATGATTCATTTGATGAATGGTGGAAAATTTATCCAGGAACTGATGGATTTACTCATAGAAATAGAACATTTTCTCTAACTAGAAATCTTAGAGGAGATAAAACTAGAGCAAGACGCTGTTGGAAAGCTGTTTTAGATAAAGGAGAATATACTTCTGAAGAAATAATAAATGCTACTAAATTTGATATAGCTCAACGTAAAGAAATGTCTGTAAAAAATGGTAAAAATCAATTAACATATATGCAGAATAGTGCTACTTATATATATCAAGGAACTTTTGCAGCATTTATAGAACATATGAGAGAAAGTGGTGTTGTTAAACATACTTCTTCTAGAGCTAAAGAAATAGATATATAATGAATTTTACAAACTTAAAACAAGATGTAGATGATGGGCGATCAGGAAAGAACAGAGGAATTCCTATGGGTTTTGATCGCTTAAATCATTATATAGGCTTACGTAAAAAGATGTATTTCCTCGTTGGAGGTCTTACAGGAAGTGGAAAAACTAGTTTAATAGATGATGCGTTTGTATTGAATCCTTCAGAATGGGTACAATCAAAGTTCAATAAGAAAGGACAGAAGCTACATATAATCTATCGGTCGATGGAAAGAAGCAGAAACTATAAATTAGGTAAATGGGTAGCTAGAAAAATATTTCTGGATACTGGAACAATAATACCATTGGGTAAGTTGTTAGGTTGGACTGGGAGATTATCTGATGATGATTACAGATTATTCTTATCCTATGAAAAGTATATAAATGATTTAAGTAAAATTGTACACATCATTGATGGTACTGAAAATCCTATTGGAGTTGCTGCTCAGATAAAAGAGTACGCGATGGAAAATGGTACTGTTGTAAAAGTTGATAAGTATCATAAAAGATATGTACCTAATGATCCTGATACAGTAACAATTGTAGTTATTGACCATATAGGGTTATTGAAACCTACTAAAGAATATCCTTCAAAGAAAGCTCGTATTGATAAAATGTCAGATGAATTAAGACATATCAGAGATTTTTTTGGGTATACACCTGTAGTAG